GTTAGAACCGCATTAAAACGTCGTTATATGATGGGTACCGGCTCGCGGAACTTCACCTTGAACCGTCCGGCATGGACGCCCTCCTTCCACAGGTAGGTCAGAGGGGTGAACTTCGGGCTGTCCGAGTATTTCACGTGCAGTGTCAGGTCGAGCTGCGGGAAGCTGATGTCAAGCCAGCCCCCGTTGCCCTGCTTCAGGAAATTGATGAAGGCGAGGTATTTCTTCAGCCAACCCGCCTGCGTCTTGTTGTACAGGGCGAAGCACAGCGTCACGTCACGCGGCTCGTTCCGCGGGGTCAGCGTGGAGGAGTGCTTCTCCCCGTGTTCCTCCCTGATATTGACCGCCGCGTCCGCCTTCGCCTTGCTCGGCTTGAGTATCTCCGTCAGGTTGTCCATCCCGCCGCGCTTCTCCTCGGCCAGGAACACGCCGTATTCCGTCCAAATGTCCGTGCCGTTCATCAGCACCAGGCCGCCCAGTATCTTGTCCATGTCACTTTACCTTTAATCCGTCACGTACTATTTTCTTTATCTCTTCCTTTATCTCGCTGAGATGTCCGGCGCTCGCGCCGGTGTTCTCCTCTATCTTCGCCAGGTGGTTCTCGGCGGAGTTCATCTTCTCCGACACGTTTTCCATCTTCTCGTCCATGCTGCTCCAGTGCTGAAGGCCGCTCGTGAACATGCCCTCCAGTTTGGTGCCCTGGTCCTGCGTCATGGCCGTGAAGCCGCCGGCTTTCGCGCTCTGGCTCGTGCCGCTGTCGTCACTGCCGTAACCCGTGGCGGCGGCGAGCTGGTCACGCAGCTTCATCGCCTCCTCCACGTACTGCATGTATTCGTTCTGCAACGCGTTGCGCTCCGCTTCCGTGAGGTCATTGTCCTCCATAGCCTTGCCGAACTTCTTCCACCATTCCTCCAGCTTGTCGGCGTACAGCTCCCCGATCTTGTTCGACAGCATGGCACGCATGAAGTACTCGGAGATGTTGTCCGCAAAGTCTTCCGCAGATGCATCCATATCCATAAGCTGGTCGATGAAGCTGTCATACATCGAGTCGAATGAAATGCCGGTCAGGCCTTCATACAGCTGGTCGGTCAGTTCCTCCAACTTGCCGGCCTGGTCGATGTAGTCATCGAGCTTGTCGGTCAGCCGGCCGCCATAACCGCCCTTGCCGGTATTCTGTATCTGCGTCCACATGTCCACGTTGGAGCGCAGCATCTTCATCTCCTCCGGGCTCAGGTTCCACAGGTCACCGTTCCATTGGCGGCCTATCTGGCTGCTCAGCTTGTCTATCTGTGCCTGCGAGAAACCGCCCCAGTAGTAGTTCCAGCTGTGGTGGCTGCCGTGGTAGCCGGCCTGGGCCTGAGCCATCTGGAGGTAGTTGGCGTTTGTTTCCTGCTGGTACTTGTAGGCATCCCTGTATGCGGCGACGCTCTTGGTGCCCTTGCTCGCCTTGATTTCGTCCGTCAGGTCTTCGATGGCGGTCTGCAGCGTCTCGTTGCGTTCGGTCAGCCGGTCGATGGTATCCTGTACTTCTTTCGCATTGCTGGAACTAATCCAAGAGGAGAATCCGCCAAAAGTGATGGCATCGAATATGCTGCTTACGCCATTCATAACGGATTTGCCGATGGTCACGAACAGGTCGCCGGAAAGCACATCGGAGAGGATGCCGCTCACGGCGTTGAACACGGCATCCAAAAGACCGCCGACAACGACACTGAGACCGTCCTTGAACAGGTCGATAATCTGCACTATCCAGCCGATGACGGGCACGTCCTCAAGGGCATCGGCCACCTTGCCGAATGCGTTGCCAAGTTTGCCCCCGATTTTCTCCGCGGAATTTCCGAACTTGATAAGCCCTTCATACGCACCGCTCAGGCTTCCGGATGCGATTTGCCGCAAGCCTTCCACCACACCATCCATGCTCGACTTGAGCGTGGTGGCGGTATCGGTCATGGCACGTTGTGCCTCGGAGGCTACCGCCTGCATCGACGACACGTTCTCGGCTGCGGCATCGGCATTCGCCTGTGCCGTGTCGAGGGCGGTCTTTGCGATGTCTTGCTCCTCCTTCGTGCCGGACCGGATAGCCTGGATATAATTCCGTTGGGCTTCGGACAACCCGGAATAGGTACTTTCGTAATCTTCCTGCGCCTGCTTCAGGTCGGCAAGGCTTTTCTGGTAAGCGGTTATCTCCGTCCCTAATTTCTTGAAGCTGACCTTGCCCGCACCGCCCAAGGACTGCTCCATCTGCCGGACGGCATTTATCAATGCCTCCTGGCTATCGTGGTCGGCATTACGGAACTCGTCCGTCTGCATATAGACCTTTGCCTTCTCCAGCTCCGGGGCTATGAGGTCATGGAACATGCTACCGAACTCGCCGAAGACCACGCTCCAATCGATATTCGCTTTCAGTTCCTGTGCCTCCGCACCGGCAAGAAGGCTGTCACGTTCCACGCCTAAATAACGCTTTTCACTCTCGGAAGAGGCTTTCCGGATTTTCTCGGCATATTCTTCGGTGATGGCGAGTTTCTGCTGTTGGTAGGTGCCATACGCGCGGAGGTGCTCCTGCATGGCATTGAATTCTTCCCTGTACGCTTCCGCGACGGCTCTCTGCCGCCTGGCATCGTTCAATTCGTTTGCATTGTCGATGGCGGACTGCTGTTCGTCCGAAAGCCCCTCGCCGTTGCCGGCTTCCTTGTTCTTCCGTTTCCAGTCCGCCTCCTGCTTGTCGATTTCGTTCTTCCGTGCCTGGTAGTCGTTGTCTATCTGGCGCAGTTTCTTTTGCAGCCCCTCGTCCATCGCCTCTATCTCGGAGGCATCGTTTTCACGCTGCAGTTCGGCAAGTTCCTGCCCTAATTTCTCGGACACTTGTTTGCGCTTCTCGGCCTCACGGTATGCCTTCTCCGCCGCCTTCCGGCTTTTCTCCGCGTCACTGTCCGTGCCGGGCTTCACCTTGTCGTATTCTTTCTTGGCGGTGTCCACCGCATCTTTCAGCTCCTTGGCCTTCTTCTCGAACTCCTCCTGTGTCAGGTTGTTGGAGGTATCCTTGATAAAGTCATTATAGGCTTTGAGGGCATTTTGGTACTTCTTCCTGGCGGATGCCGCCCAGTCGGAGCTGGAATCCACCGGCTTGTTACGCCGGTTCTGTTCGCTGCGCAGCTTGTTCAGCTGGTACTGTAGCTCGTCACGGGAATAAGTCCCCGTCAGGGCAGCACTCCCTTGTGTAATTCTGCCGTATTTCTTCTCCTGCAGGGTCATCTGCGCAAGCAGGGTCTCGCGCTGCTTTATCTGCTGCTCCAGTGTCTCGTTGCTCACGCCGGTCAGGTTCTCGAAATAGGCGTTCACCTCGTTCGAACGTATATCCTTTTTCAGTTGCTCCTTGCGGTTTAGCAGCATTTTGTATTCGGCCTGCTGGTCTTTGGAAAGTGTCCCTTTTCGCTCACGGGTCTTTCTGTCCCATTGCAGGGTTGTATGGTTGTATTCATAATAGGTTTCAGTCCACCTATGGTCAAGAATGGATTGTAACTCGGCAAGACGCTTGTCGACATCGGCCAATTCATTTTTCGGTTGTGAAATGGATTTCTGCCCGTCCAGCAGGGCTATTTCTTCCTTGATTTTCTTGATGTTCTTCAGCTTCTCGTACTCGGTGTCGTACTTGGCGAATATGTCAGGGTATTTCTGCTCCAATCTGTTCAACGCCTCACGGCGGGTGTCCGTGCTAACCGCCTCGTCACCGGCGATGGAACACAGTTCCTCTATCTTGCGCCGGTGTTCCTCCTCCGCCTCGATGACTTTCTGCTTCTGCGCCTCGTAGGCTTCTTCGGCCTCTTTCAGACGCTCCGCCTCGGTCTTCATGCTCACCATGGCCGCAACCACACCGGCTATGAGGGTGGCCACCAGCACGTAGGGGTTGGCAAGCATGGTGGCGTTGAGCATCTTCTGTGCCTTCTCCACCAGCAGCAGCCAGTTGTAATGGAGCATCTCGGCGGCGGTAGCCCAGCTCTTGGCGGCCGCCACGGTCATGACGGCGGTACGGTACACGCCATAGGTGGCCACAAGTCCCAGCAGGATGCGTCCGAAACGCTCATAATGCTCGATGACGTATGAAATGCCGGAAAGGGTCGTGTTGATGGCTCCCTCGCTCTGCTGGCCAAGTTCGTTGAACATCATCGAAATTGCATCCTCGATGTTGCTTATCTGACCGGTGATGGTCTTGCTCTGCGCTTCCATCAACCCGCCGAACTTGCCGCCCTCGTCCGTCAGGCTCTCTATCACCTTCTGCACTTCGGGGAAGCCAACCTTGCCCGCTTCCACCAGTTCCTTCACCTTGCTCTCGGCTACGCCGAACTGCCTGGCCAGCTCGCTTATCATCGGAATGCCGCGCCCTGTAAACTGGTTCAGGTCCTGGGTATAGAGCCGTCCCTGCGCCATCGTGGTACCGTACAGGTACACTAGGTCGTTCAGCGGGACGCTCAGTCCGGCGGCGATGTCGCCCAGCCGGATGAGGGTCTCGTTCACCTTCTCCGCCTCGAAGCCGTAGGCGAGCAGCTGCTTCGCGCCCTGCGCCACGTCCTCTAATCCGAACGGAGTCGTGGCAGCGGTACGTGTCAGCTGCTGCATCAGCGCGTCGGCCCGTTCCGCGCTGCCGAGCATGGTCTTGAAAGCCACCTCCAACTGCTGGAACTCGCCGCGCACGGTGGCGATCTTCGACACGAGCTCTTTCATGGCGAAGGCGGAGGCCAGACGGCCTATGGTCTTCTGTAGGGACAGGCCGCTCCGATCAAGTTCCTGCATCTGCCTCTTGGCCTCGGCAGTCTTGCCTGTCATCCGCTCCATCTTGTCCACGGCCTTGTCAAGCCTGGCGCTCAGCTTGTCGACCATGAGGAATTCTATTCGTACCGGTTCCATGTCATTTCAGTTTGCTTTGGTAAAATCCTGCTATCTCACGCGCCTCTTCCTCCGCGCTCTTCTCCGTTTTCTCCCGCACGTAACGGGGCGCATCGCTCAGCATCATGATCAGCGTCTGGTAGTTCACGCCGTTCAGGATGTAGTCCACGCTCCAACCAGTGGCGTCGGCTATCTGCCACACGAACCCGAAAGGGCTATGGGAGCCTTCGTAGCGGCTCTTTAACTCCCTTCCTTCTTCCGGCTCAGTCTCAGCTTCATCGGATTCGTCATCTCGGCTGATCTGATAATAGGTATAAAAGGGTCCGTGCCCATCAGGCTCACGAAACGCTTGACGGCTCCCGCAAGGTATTCCGGCTCCATGCAGTTCCGCACGAACCATGCGGTAGGCCAAAGCAGCAGATGGCGGCTCCACCAGCCGCGGCATATCGTGCAGGCCACCATGCGGCCGAGTTCCTTGCCGTGTTCGGCGATGAAGCGCATCTCCTCCTCCTTGCCGAAGTTCCACATCTGCTCGCTCGTGACACCCATCGACAAATATGTCCGGGCAAAACGGATCTGCCCGGACAAATAAGGTCGCTTCATGGTCACGCGCAGCTCCACGGGTTTCTTCCTGAACGGGATGCGGAACGCCTTTAACGGGACGCTCACGCCCACGTCCAGAAGGGCGTCAGCACCCTCCCGCTGTATCTGCCTGATGACGTTCTCTTCCATAGGCTACGCTCCTGTCTCCGTGTCGAACACCTCGTATGGAGCACCGCCGTCATCCGGCACATTCGCCGTCAGCTGGCACTCTATCTTTGACACTTCCGTCAGCGTCAGCTTGCCGCCGAGGTTCGCCATCAGCGTGGCATTGGGCATGCGCACGGTCTGGCCGCTCACAAGGTCAATTTCGCACTCGTCACGCAGCTCCACCAAGCTCGTGGGGGCTTTCCAGCCGGTGTACGCGCCTGACGTGCCCACGAGCGTGCCGCCGAGGGCGAGTTGCAGGTTCTCGTAGTCCAGCTGGATAAGGTTGAACGTCGGGGCTATCGTGCCGTTCTTCTGCATCAGTGTCAGCACGGGGCCTGTCGGCACCTGTTCCGCTTCCACGTCCGTCTTCTCCGGCTTTGTGCCGCCCCAGTCCCAGCTGCCTTTCTCGATGTAGCCGATTGTTTTCTCACCGAAGCGCACCTCGCCGATACCGTACATGAATTTCTTATTCTTTGCCATTTCGTCTCTTGATTTTGAGGGTTATTACTATGCCGGCAATAACGCCGGCCATGAATGCCGTTCCTATCTTCCGCCAGGCATCGGGCGGTTTCTTCTCCTCCTTCACCTCCTCCGACTGCCTCTCAAGGCTCGCCTTGTATTCACCGGCCAGCCGTTCGTAGTAGCACACGAGCCGCTGCAGGCTGTCGCATGAGGCGTACACCACAATGGTGCCGGGTTCCTTCCCCTTGCTCACGTCCACGTTCGCACGCCCGCTCCTCGCGTGGTACGAGGCTCCCGCCGGGAGGTCAAGGAGACTGTCCGTATTCAGGGTCAGGCTCACTTCCGATGCCGGTACCGGCTCCGCCGCCACCGTCCGGATTTCCTGCACGGTGCTGTCCCTTGCCTCCGTCCGCACCGCCTCGTTCGACGCCACGGTCTTTCGGCTGCTCGCGCAACCGGTCAAGGACAGGACAGCCGTCACGATGCTCGCAACTGTTAGCGCCGTCAAGCGCCTTCCGGAGGCGGGCCATCTCGCGCGTGTTCCGGGCAAGTTCCTTCTTGGTGTCCGCAAGTTCTCCTTTTGTCTCATTGAACTCGTCTTTAAGGGGTTTCACGATGTTGTCCATAAGGATGCGGGTGGCATGCTCCGCGTTGTCGATGCGCACCGACTCGGCGTCGGCTTCCGACTTCGACGCTTCCGCTTTCGCTTTCCTGACGGTGGCACGCAGGGAGCCGATGGCCGCCATGGTGCCCACAAGGCCGCCGCTGAGGATGATGTTCATGATTTCGCTGATGTCCATGCCGCTCGCTCTTATTTTTGACTGATACCTATTGATTCAAGCCATTTCCGCACGTCGAAACTGGGGCAGGCTTTCGCCGCCAGTTCGTTATGGCCGACGATACGTACTTTCGGGAAACGCCTGTGAAAGTCCTTCACGTAGCGTTCCAATGCCGTCCGTTGGGCATTCGTGCGGGTGTCCTTCGGGGTCTTGCCGTCGCGGGCCACGCCGCCGGCATAGACCACATGGCGGCTCACGCTGTTGTAGCCGGCCGCGCCGTTCGTCACTTCCCAGTCATCCACCCATGCGTCCTCGTTGTTGTCCGCAAGCCGCTCCACCGTCCCGTCCAGGTGGATAAGGTCGGTGTAGCCCACCTGCTTCCAGCCCCTGCCGCCCTGGCTCACGGGGTCGCAGTGCCAGCGGCGGATGTCAGCCGCAGACACCTCACGTCCCTCGGGAGTGGCCGTGCAGTGGATGACTAAGTATTTCAACTCACGTCTTGCCATACGTCAGGTCAGTTTCCGGTTCCGCCGCCGGACGAGGGGGCTTCGTAGCCGCTCGTCATCACAACGCCCGCGTCCGCTTTCTTGAACATGCAGATGAAGTAGTGGCGGAAGTTGATCTTGTTGCGCTGGTATTCCGGGTCTTTCTGCGCCTCGCTGAAATACATCTTCGTCGAGCCGGTGGCCTTGAACACGCGGGGCGTGTAGAAGGCGAAAGAGCACTGGAACTCGCCGGTGTCGGAAGTCGCTCCCACGGCTTTCTTCTTTCCGGCGGTCGTGTACACGGGGTTGTTGCCGTACTCGTATATCTGGAAGCCGTACAGGTTGCCCACCTTGCCGGTGTTGCGGTCGATGTTGTACTGCTCGCGGAAACGCTGGTCCACAAGCAGCAGGTCGTTCACGTGGTCGGGGCACAACACCAGGCGGCGGTTCTCCGAGGGGACTTTCAGATTGTCGAGCGCGCGCTTCATCTCCACAAGGTCGTCTGGCGTAAGACGCTTGCGCCCTGTCTCCTTATCGACATCGCCGCTTGTTTTCAGCACCGGGGTGGTCTTCGTGTTCTCGGTGGCGCACAGCGCGTGGGCCGCCTTGGCAAACTTAGCGTCGTTGATGGCGTTGCCGTGGCTCTCCTTCACACGCGCCATCTTGTCATAGCTGATGGCGTACAGCTCGTCGTCGGTGATCGGGGTCACTTTCGACTGGAACTTGTCAAGGGAAATGGCGATGTCCTTGTCGTCCAACGCCTGCAGGGGTATCGGGTAAGTCGTGTTGTTGATAAGCACGTCCGGGTCCACGCCCACCTCCACCAAGTGGATGACGTCATTGTTCACGATGCTCGACTGGTCGGGCACGCCGTCCAGCCACGAACCGGCGAGGCCGCTGCGCAGCGTCTTCACCAGCTCGCCCGTCCATATCTCCGTATATACACCGGCACGCAGCACGACACTGCCGTCATTCACCATGCCCGCCGCCACACCGACGGCGTTCATGCAGAGCATACCGGCAGCAGGGGAAGCACCCATGACGGCCGCCAACACGCCGCCCGTCACGCAGTTGAATAGGACGGCGGCAAGAAGCATTACGATTTTTCTGCTCATTTCTGTCTTGTTTTAAAGGGTTGATACTAAATTTCGCATTCCATGCCGTACTCGGCCTTGTACAGACGCTTGTACTCGTCCGGCTGCTGCTCGCGCAGTTCCAGCAGTTTGTCGCCGGGGACTTCGCTCAGCTTCTTGTAAGTCACCGGGACATCCGTTTTTGCCGTGCCGTGCTGTCCGAGGACAGCGGAGAGCTTCACCTGCGGGGACATGGCCGAGAATACCGATGTCAGCTTCTCCACGCCGATTTCCTTGCCGAGGCTGATGAATTCATCTTTCTTGTCGGCTGTGATACGTTTCTCGCCGATGGCTTTCTCCACAAGCGATGTGATGCTTGCCAGGGTCAGCGCGTCTTTCTCCTGCTGGAGCTTCGCGTTCTCCTCCTTGGCCGCTTTGAGTTCGCCGAGCTTTTCCGCTATCTCGGCATCGGTCGCCGTTTCCGGCAAGCCCAGCTGAAGGGCAATGGCTTTCTGTTCCATTTCGCTTTTTGTTTTTTGGTTGTTGTTATTACTCAGTTCCGGCAGCGGACACTCGCCGTCCCTGCCTAATGTGATCCGCCTGCCGTCCTTTTTCAGCACGAGGGCGTCGTCGTTGGCGCCGATGTCCACCACGGAGACCTCGAACAGCTTGCTCTTGGTGATGGTCGGGCTGGTCTGTCCGGCTACAAGCAGAGACGGTTCCTCGCTCAGTTCGATGATGTCAAGCCCCGCGCTGACCATCTTCAGGCTGCCGAACTCAAACTGCTTCTTGCAGCGCTTGCTCAGTTCCGTCGCCTCGTCGAACACCAGTTCGCCGGTCACCTCGCCGTCCTCCACTTTCACGTCCTTCACGTAGCCTATCACGTTGCCGCGCTCGTGCATGTAGAGCAGCACCGGGTTCCGGCAGTATTGCTCCACGTTCATGCCTGCCGTCAGCACACGGGTCCCGTAGCTGTTCAGGCTGTCGTTTGAAATGCGTACTCGTTTGCTCATTATTCTGCTGTCTTTTTGCGTTTCGCTCTGCAATATTACGGGCTAATCACCTCACCGCCAAAAATGTATGAAACGGTTGCACACTTCTATGAAACCATTGCACTGTTTTTTGGCGGACGGCCCGAAACACGGCAATTTTGCATCCGCGACACCGTGTACGCAGGCGTTTTCAACGCCTGCTATGTGTAACCATAAACTTTATCATATATGACAAAGGCAGACATTTTGAGCAAACGAGCGGAGAGCGGAGCCGGCTCCGGCTCTTCCGAGTGCCGCCAAAATAGGCGACAGCAAACAGAGAAAAAGAAGTCGCTCGCCAGGTCGCTGTACATGGCGAGCATGGAGCAGCAGGAGATTGCCGACAAGGTGGAGGTCTCCCGCGTCACCGTATCCAAGTGGTGCAACGCCGAGGGGTGGAAGGAGGCGCGGGCGGCAAAGAGCGTCACCCGCCCCGAACTGGTCAACAAGCTGCTGCTGACCATCGACACGCTCATCACGCAGGTAAACGAATCGAACGACCCGAACCTCATCGCCGGACTGGGCGACAAGCTGGCCAAGCTCTCCTCGGTCATCGAGAAGCTCGACAAGAAGGCGAACGTGGTCGACGCCATCGAGGTGTTCATGGCGTTCTCCAAATGGATAGAGTACCGCTCGTCCATCGACCCTGAGGTGACGCCGGAGCTCATCAAGGCCATCAACAAGTACCAGGACCTGTACATCACCGAGCAGATGGGGATAAAGTAAGGAGGTGACGGATGGCAACGGCAGCTGAGACAAAACTGGTTTACGAACAGTGGAAGGAACACTGCAAAAGGGTGCAGTCCATCACCTCCACCGACCTGCTCGCCAAGGAGACGCCGGAGACACGCGACAGGCGCATCGCACGCCTGCGCTCCAACTACGCCGCGTTCTGCGAGTATTACTTCCCGCACTTCCTCACCCTCCGCGACAAGACAACAGGGGAGGTCATACGCACCGTCCACAATGCGCCGTTCCACAACGAGGCGGCACGGAAGATCCGTTCCACGCCCGACCTCAAGGCGGTGTTCATGTGGCCGCGCGGACACGCCAAGTCCACGCACATGGACATATTCGTGCCGCTCTGGCTGATGTTCCAGCCCAAGAGGCTCATCAGCTTCATGGTGGTGGTGGGAAAGAGCGAGGACAGCGCCGTCCGCCTGCTCGGCGACATCCAGGCGGAACTGGAGCACAACCAGCGCATCATCGCCGACTTCGGCAAGCAGCGGGCGTCGGCTTCGTGGCAGGAGGGAGAGTTCAAGGCGGCGAACGGGGTGAAGTTCCTGGCCTGCGGGCGAGGGCAGTCGCCGCGTGGCTTGCGCGACCGCGAGGCGCGTCCGGACTACATCGTCATCGACGACCTCGACGACGACGAGCTCTGCCGCAACGAGAAGCGCGTGCATGACCTCACGGACTGGGTGAGGGAGGCACTGTTCGGCGCGCTCGACGTGGGGCGCGGACGCTTCATCATGGTGGGGAACCTCATCAGCAAGAACTCCGTGCTTTTCAATGTCTCACGCACGAAAGGCGTGTTCCTTTCTAAGATACAGGCGGTGGACAGGAACGGCGAGCCGGTGTGGAAGGAGAAGTGGACGAAGGAGGAAGCGCAGCTGTACCGCGATTTCGTGGGATACCGTGCCTGGGAGAAGGAGATGATGCACAACCCCATCGTGGACGGGACCATCTTCCGCGCGGACTGGATACGCTACAAAAGGATGCCCAGACTTTCCAAATACGACATGCTGGTCTGTTACACCGACCCGTCGTTCAAGTCCACCACGGCCAACGACTACAAGGCGTGCCGACTGTGGGGAAAGCTCGGGACGGAACTGCACCTCATCGACTGCTTCGTCCGGCAGGCCACCGTGGGCGAGATGGTGAGGTGGCTCTACGACCTCTACGAGAGGACGCGCGACACGGTTTCCGTGCAGTTCTTCATGGAGGCGAACTTCATGCAGGACGTGATACTCGACGAGTTCGCCGTGGAGGGCAACCTGCGCGGATACCAGCTGCCCATCATGCCGGACAAGCGCAAGAAGCCCGACAAGCTCCAGCGCATCGAGGCGGTCAGCCCGCTTTGGGAGCGCGGGTTCGTTTATTACAACGAGGCGAAAAAGGAAGACCCCGACATGCAGGTGGGCATCGAGCAGACACTGGCGCTGGAACGGGGAAGCCGCATGCATGACGACGCGCCGGACGCGGACGAGGGCGCGATATGGATACTGCAGCGCAACACGAGGCAGGAGAGTTTTCAACCGGTGTTCGGCAAAAGGCCGGCCGCCAAAAACTGTTGGTAACATGATAAGACTGATAAAAGACATCGTTTTCGCTTGGAAATTCAAGCGTGCCGTCAAGAAGGCGGACAAGCTGTCCCGGCTGTTCGGGATGAAGTACCTGGTAATTTACTTGAACGGCGGACTGAAGGTCGTTCCCAAGCAGACCGTCCGGGAACTGGTGCGCACGCGCCGTTTCCGTAAGGGAGTGACGGTCGCGGACATTGAGAAGAGGGCATTGTACATAGCGGACGGGAGGAGGTCACCATGTTCATAACGGAAGAGGATTACAAGGTGGTCGTCGGGGACACTGCCCTGAAGGTCATATCCCAGACCTCACAGGAGAACCGCGCCAACGCGGAGCTGGAGGCGCGGGAGGAGATTTCCGGCTACCTGCGCCCGAAATATGACTGCGGGGCGGTGTTCTCCGCGGAGGGGGACGCACGCAACCGGCTCATCGTCATGTACACCTGCGACATCGCGCTCTACCACATGAGCGCGTCCGTGCCGCAGAAAATGGGCGTGGAGATACGCGAGGAACGCTACAAGCGGGCCATCGAATGGCTGAAGGACGTGCAGGCCGGAATAATCATCCCCGACCTGCCGCCGGCGGTGGACGAGGACGGGGAGCCGGCCGGAGGGCTGCTCGCCTACGGCTCACAGAAACCATTAAGACATAACTGGTAACGCTATGGATATAAGAAATTTTTTCAGCGGGATGTTCCCGTCAAAGACACGGGACGTGCTGCACACGCCATACGGGGACTTCAACCTCGCCAAAGGGGCTGACCGCAAGCGCGTGCAGAAAATGGTCATCGAGCTGCAGCGCACCACCGACGCGCTGACCCGGAAGGACATCAAGGACTGGCGCGACGCCTGGCAGCTCGCCATCAACGTGGACAGCCCGAACCGCCAGCGGCTCTACGACATCTACCGGGACGTGGAGATTGACCTGCACCTCTCTGGTTGCGTCGAGCAGCGCAGGGGCTTCGTCATGGCCAAGTCGTTCAAGATCGTGGACGAAAAGGGGGACGAGGACGAGGCGGCGCTGCACTACTTCGACCAGGCATGGTTCAAGCAGCTGATGCGCTACGCGCTGGAGGCCAACTTCTGGGGGCACTCGCTCATCGAGCTGGGCGAGCCGGCCACCGACGGTGACGGATGTATCTGTTATTCGGACGTGACGCTGCTGCCGCGCAAGCATGTCATACCGGAATACGGGCGTGTCATCACAGACCTCGGGCAGGACTGGCGCACGGGCATCAATTACCGCGAGGCCCCGTTCTCCGACTGGCTAATCGAGGCCGGACGGCCCGACAGCCTCGGGCTCTACCTCAAGGCGGCCACGCAGACCATACCCAAGAAGAACATGCTGGCGTTCTGGGACACCTTCGGGGAAATATTCGGGATGCCCATGCGCATCGCACGCACCACCTCACGCGACCCGAAAGAAATCGGCCGCCTGGAAAGGATGATGCAGGGCGCGGGGCTGAACCAGTACATGATTACCGGGCAGGACACGGAGATAGAGTTCGTGGAGAGCGGAAAGGGCGACGCCTACAACGTCTACGACAAGCGCATCGACCGCGCCAACTCGGAACTCTCCAAACTCATCATCGGGCAGACCATGACCATCGAGGACGGAAGCAGCCTCTCCCAGTCGGAAACGCACCTCGAGGTGTTCCAAAACCTCGTGGAGAGCGACTGCGACATGCTCCGCGACATCGTGAACAACCAGCTCATCCCGCGCATGGTGCGCCACGGGTTCCCTGTCAAGGGGCTACGCTTCGAGTGGGACGACGCGGTGGACTACACGCCGGAACAGCAGAAGGCATACGAGGAGATGGTGCTGCAGCACTACAAGGTCAAGCCGCAGTATTTCGAGGACAAGTACGGGATGCCGTGCGAGGAAAAGCCGGAACCGGCCATGCTGCCGGGAGGTGGCGACAACACGGGCGATGACGGGACGGACGGGAAAAAGGGAAAACAGCAAAACGCGCATTCCCGTTTTTTCGACTAAGCCCCGATGACTATTCGGGGCTGCACCGACGCTATGCCGAATGGCTGGGGGACGCGCAGCAGCCGGTGCTGCTCTCCAAGGAGCGCGAGGAGGAGATACGCAAGGAGCTGTCGTCGCTCTTCGACGGCATGATGCAGACGCTCTACTCGCTCAAGGGGTCGGAGTTCCGCATCGAGGTGCTCGCCAAGCCCAAGGTGCAGGAGTTCATCGAGGCGCACGCCTCGGTGCTCGATTCGGGATTCCGGCAGGTGGAGATGTCCGAGGCCATGCGCCGACGCCTCACACGCTCCGACTACATCTTCTCCGGCATGAAGACGTTTCACGAGCTGAACGAGGCGTTCCCGTCCCTGCTCGATGAGAACGGCAATAGAAAACCGTTCGAACGGTTCCTGAACGATGTCCGTAAGATAGACAGCACCTACAACTCCAACTACCTCCGGGCGGAATACAACTTCGTGCAGTCGTCGGCCCAGATGGCGGCCAGGTGGGAAGAGTTCATGGAGGACGGCGACCGCTACAACCTCCAGTACCGCACGGCCCGTGACGGCAAGGTGCGTCCGGAACACGCCGCGCTGCATGGCGTGACGCTGCCGGTCACGGATCCCTTCTGGGAGGAGTATTACCCGCCGAACGGATGGAACTGCCGCTGCACCGTGGTACAGGTGCGCAAGTCGAAGTATCCGGCCACGCCGCACGACGAGGCGATGGCATTGGGCGAAGAAGCGTTGCAGCGTGATTCAAAGGGCATCTTCCACTTCAATGCAGGGAAAGAGCAGAAGACCGTGCCGGACTACAACCCCTACACCATACGGCGGTGCCGGGACTGCGATGTGGCAAAAGGGAAGCTGGAACTGGCTTTCGTGCCGGACAACGAGCTGTGCGCCGCCTGCAAGCTGCTGAACAAATGCGCCGGGGACAGGACAAAGACACAGCGTGCCATCGAGCGCACCCATTACCTGCACGAGATGGAGCCGCTGCTGAAGAAGTCCGTGACGAAAACCGCCGGGGAAAAGAGCCTGAATGTCGGATTCACGAAATACGGGAACAGCCACCTCTTCTCCGACACTTTCGGAAGGTCGCGCATCCTGTCGAAGGACGACCTGAAAGACTTGGGGGACGTTCTCTCCGCCGCTTCGTTCGTGGAGGATGCGCCACTGACGCACCCGAGGACGGACGGCATCGAGCGTTTCTACTACTTCAAGGCGCAAATACGGGGACAATGGGTAAGGCTGAACGTAGCCAAACAGGTTTATCACAGGCCAAACGGACAGGTTGAGACACGTTATTTCATGTACTCAATCAACGACATATAAAAAAACGGAGCATCAAGAGCGGCTATTAGGTCTCAAATGCCAGTACGCCATTCTCTCAAAACTCCGTATGCAAAGGTAATAACAAAATTTCAAAACACATCAAGTTATGAACAAATTTATCTCTTTTCTGAAACAAAGCAACCGCTACAAGCACCTGATTGGCGGTTTTATCGTCGGTATCTGCGCCCTGTCCCCCTGGAACGCGCTATACTCTGCGGCAGTGGCGGCCTCATGCCTCGAACTAAAGGACGTGCTGCACGGCTGCCGCTGGGACTGTTTCGACTGGCTCATCACGGTCGCCGGAGGAGGAACCGCCGCGCTCATTTGGCTGTTTATCTGACCGTCTTTCAAATAAACGGCTTTTTATGAGTACCTTTGTACCGGCGGAGCCTCCCAATAGGCCGTGTGGTCTATCGCGGGTACAACAATGCGAATGCGAATGGCGGTGTGTCGAATGCGAATGCGAATAACGATGCCTCGAACTCGAACACGAATGTCGGCTCGCGTCTGGAAATCAAACAATCGGCGTACAACACAGGGGACGTGTCCCCACGGCGGTGCCGAGGGAGGCAAGCCACAGCAACAGCGCAGGGCGGCATGTCCGTCCGTAAGACGGAAAGCTGAAAAATCACGTGTCGGGTAGAGTTTGGTAGGCCGAAAGGCTCGAAGAAGTCAGGCCCGGAGGAAGGAAGGCCTTTATCTTCCATGTTTAACAACAAACCATTGATGCTTATGCGCAGGGAAGGTCACATAGTGGAAGAAGTGGTCGAATATTCCAACATGATGGAATCGTTCGACCAAGTGCTCCGTGGCACCAGACGGAAAAGGAGCCGACAAGGACGTTACCTGCTTGCGCATCGCGAGGAAGTGATTGCGGAACTGACAGAACGTATTGCCACGGGAACCTTCACAGTAAAGGATTACCGGGAGCGCATCATCAAGGAAAGTGGCAAAACACGGCGCATACAGATCCTGACCATGAGAGACCGTATCGCCGTACACGCGATTATGGCCGTCGTGGACAGACACCTGAAGGCACGGTTTATCCGGACGACCTCCGCAAGCATCAAAGGACGCGGTATGCACGACCTGCTGGCGTACATCAACCGCGACATGAAGGAAGATCCGGAAGGTACACGGTACTGCTACAAGTTCGACATCTCGAAGTTTTACGAGAGCGTGAAGCAGGATTTCGTGATGTACTGTGTACGCAGGGTGTTCAAGGACAAGAAGCTCATCGCCATGCTCGACAGCTTTATCCGCATGATGCCGCAAGGTATCAGCATCGGACTGAGGTCGTCGCAGGGGTTGGGCAACCTGCTGTTGTCTGTGTATTTGGATCATTATCTGAAGGACAGGTACGGCGTGCGTCATTTCTACCGCTATTGCGATGACGGCGTGGTACTCGGTAAAACGAAAGCGGAACTGTGGCTGATTCGTGACGTTATCCACGGGCAGGTCGCGCTGATGGGGCTTCAGGTCAAGCCGAACGAGCGTGTTTTCCCAGTGGAAGAGGGCATCGATTTTCTGGGGTATGTCACTTACGGGCCTGACAATATCAGGCTGCGCAAGCGCATCAAGCAGAAGTTCGCCCGGAAGATGCACGAGGTAAAATCGAGAAGAAGGAGGCGTGAGCTGGTAGCGTCCTTTTACGGGATGGCAAAACACGCCGACTGCAATAAGTTGTTTAACAAATTAACAGGCAAGGAAATGAAAAGTTTTAAGGACTTGAATGTCGCTTACAAGCCGGAGGACGGCAAGAAGCGATTTCCCGGAACAGTGGTGAGCATCCGGGAACTGGTGAACCTGCCCATCGTGGTAAAGGACTTCGAGACGGGAATCAAGACGGACCAGGGCGACGACCGCTGCATCGTCAGCATCGAGCAGAACGGCGAGCCGAAAAAGTTTTTCACCAACAGCGAGGAGATGAAGAACATCCTCGCGCAAGTGAGGGAAATGCCGGACGGCTTCCCGTTCGAAACCACCATCAAGACGGAGACCTTCGGCAAGGGACGCACCAAATACATATTCACATGAGAAGAGTGGAAGGAAGCACGGGGGCAAGGCTGCTGGAATGCACCAGCCCCGTAAAGGACAAGTGGCGCGTCCGCTGGGACGTGCAGGAAAGCGAAAACGGCTCCGCCTCCTACATGGAGGAGGAATTCGGCCACAAGCCGACGGACGAGGAGATACGCTCCACGGTCATGGCATGGTACAACAGCCGGACGGACGAGGCCATCCTTTCCGGATTCAGCTACGACGGCGTACCGGTATGGCTGTCAAGTGAAAACCAGTTCAACTACAAGTCGGCCTACGACCTCGCTGTGCAGACGGACGGGAAGACGCTGCCGGTCACGTTCAAGTTCGGGACGGACACGGAACCGCACTACCACACGTTCGACACGCTGGAGGAGCTGACGGACTTCTACACCAAGGCCATGAGCCACATACAGGCTGCACTCGCCGACGGATGGAAGAAGAAGGACGCTTTCGACTTGGAAGAATACCGGGTTGGATAATTGAATGAATCCCGTTCGGGGGAGGGATAGAAAAAGCCCCCGGCCTGTTAATAGTCGTCTCACTTACTAAAAACATAAACCCAGATTCTCGGGAAGCCGGGGGCAATATGCCCTTCGCCTCGAGAACCTGGGTTTTGCGCATTATTTGCGCCTTTTAATAAGTGAGACGGTGCAAAAGTACAAAAATTATCGGAAATGAAAGTGATTGAGATACTGAAATTGAACAGGGAGCTGCTGAATATCTGCCGGGACGTGGGAATCCGGATGGATGACGTGCAGTATATAGAACTGTATAATGACTACAACAGGCTGCTCGCCGCCGGCGAGAAAGTATCCTACATCGTGGCGGTGCTGGCAGAAAGGTACGCCGTCAGCGAACGGAAGGTGTACGCGCTCATCAAGCGGCTCAGGGCGGACTGCAACCTGTGTGCAGTGTAATTGGCGTGCCTCCACATTGGGATGGATACGCCCCGTGCTACCTTTGTGCCGTAAACAAAAACGGCACATCATGAACAAATATTACCAGATTTTAGGCAGGGTCCTCGCGTCCAGAAAGACGCAGGAGAACAGGAAAGGGAACATCCGCTACCTCCTGAACGAGCGGCTCACGCTCACCCCTGCCGACCTCCTCGACATCTTCGAAGGGCATCCCATCGCGCGGAAGAAACTGAAAAGCGAGCTGCAGCTCTTCATGCAGGGCGAGCGAAACGTGGAGAAATACCGTGAAGCCGGCATCAACTGGTGGGACTACTGCGGCTCCATACTCGTGAACAGCTATCCGACATACCTCGAGAAGCTGCCACCGCTCATAGACCGTATCAACAGGGAAAAGCGCAGCAGCAAGAACTACGTGCTGTTCCTCGGCTCCACCGACGCGGAGAGCAACCAGGCACCGTGCCTGAGCCTCGTGCAGTTCCAGATAGAGAACAGCGAACTCGTGATGACGGCATACCAGCGGAGCAGCGACGCCAACCTCGGACTGCCCGCCGACATCTACCACCTGTACCTCATGTCACGGCAGATAGATCTGCCGCTGAAGTCCATCACGCTCAACCTCGGGAACGTGCATATCTACGAGAACAACATCGGCCGGACGGAGCAGCTGCTTGCCGGGAACGAGGACATCAAATTCGAGCTGAACGTATGAGCAGGAAGATGTACCTCTCCGCACCGCTCCCGTTCGTGGGGCAGAAGCGGATGTTCGCCAGGGAGTTTATAAAGGTATTGGGGCAGTTCCCTGAAGATACGGTGTTCGTGGACCTGTTCGGCGGCTCGGGCCTGCTCTCGCACATCACGAAATGCCAAAAGCCGGATGCCACCGTGGTGTACAACGATTTCGACAACTACCGCCGCAGGCTGGTCCATATACCACAAACAAACCGGCTCCTTGCCGACCTGCGGGAAATGGTCGGGGATACCGTGCCGCGCCACCGGCCAATCACCGGGGAATTGCGGGAACGTATATTCAAGCGCATCGAACAGGAGGAAAGGACGGTCGGGTATGTCGATTTTATCACGCTGTCCTCATCGCTCATGTTCTCCATGAAGTACAGGCTGTCCGTCCCGGAAATGAGGAAGGAGGCTCTCTATAACAACATACGCAAGGCGGACTATCCTGAATGTACCGGTTACCTGGACGGACTGGAAATCGTGTCATGCGACTACAAGGAGGTGTTCGAACAATACAAGGACACCCCGAACGTGGTTTTCTTTGTCGACCCGCCGTACCTTTCCACGGAGGTGGGGACCTACACCATGTACTGGAAGATGTCGGATTACCTCGACGTGCTGAACGTGCTTTCCGGACACGCCTTCATTTATTTTACCTCCAACAAGTCGTCCATCCTCGAGCTGTGCGAGTGGATAGGCAGGAACAGGAACATAGGAAACCCTTTCGAGGAATGCACACGGGTGGAGTTCAACGCGCACATGAACTACAACGCATCCTACACGGACATGATGCTTTACAAAAAGGAGGCCGTCTGACGGCGTTTATTTGCCCGCTGCCCAAATGAAAAGCCTCCGGCGGTAACTTGTCCGCCGGAGGCTTTCCGCTTTGAACGTGGCCGTTTATTGCAGCCGTTTGATTGCCACGCAGGAATACACCTCGATGTTCTCCACGATGTCCTCATGGTTGTGGTTCGTCTGGCTCTCCACCAAGTCGAACACCTTGAATGTCTCGCCCTCCATGCAGGTCAGCCGCTCATGTATCAGTTCCGGCAGGTCGAACACCTCTAAGGCTTCTTCCCTGAACGGGCTGTCCACGCTTGCCGCGCCTTTCCAGTCGGTCACGATGTGCAGCCTCACCTCCGGCTCGGCGCGGTACTCCACGCCGCTCACTATCGCCTTCCACCGTATCGGGCAGAACTCCACGAACACGGCCGGACGCGCCCAGTTCTCCTCCTGCTCGATGAACTCCACGTTGTGGTTCCACAGGTCGATGTGCCTGATCATGCCATCGCCCACTTCCTTCAGCTCCTTGCAGAGCAAGTTATACAGTTCCTTTCTCATTTTCGTTTGATTTCAAATTCCACGTTAAAATATTCCGTTATGTTCTCTTCGATGATTTTCCGGACCGCCTGCTCCACTTCGGGGGAGGTGCCGAGAAACTGCCGGCGAGGAATCTTTATCGTACTGCCCTCCTTTTTCAAGGCCATGAACTTCCAGAACTCGGCCTCGGTGGTCAGCCGCACGGTGCGCTTGTCCTTGCGAAGAGTCCCGTCCTTCCTGCGTCCGAACGAGCCGGTGACCTCGTAGTACTTGTGCCAGAAGTAGCGCTTCATCTTCTTCGTCACCTTGATTTCACCACCGTCGTTATGGATGGCGGCGTAAGGCAGGGTGGTGTAAAAGACAATGCTGTTCTCCGTCGTCCGGCTACCGATGCTCTTACGGAGCGTACCTGTATCTATCAGGATGGAACCACCGGGACGGGTCGGGCTCTTACGTCGCGCCCATGCCTCGCTGAAGAACGCCTGACGCTCGAAGTTCCGGTCGAACTCGTCGCCCAGCTCCACACGGATGTCCTTCAATATCCGTCTGATGATTTTACGCACATCGTCATTCATAGTCCTCGTCATTAAAGAGTAAAAGCTGGCGGATGTCGTCATCGTCAGCTATCCTGTTCTTCTCCTCGGCGCTCGCGTTAAGGATATTGTAGAAGGTACGCTCGGTAATGCCATACACAGGGTATATGAACCGACGCCATATCTCGCGGTTCGGTATCCCGCGCCTGACTTCCCGGTCATATATCCTGTTTACCTCCTCCACACGTTTCTTGTAACTTACTCCGCGCCGTTTCGCCATACGTTATTCCTTTTTGGGTTTGTAGGGTCTGATGTCAAGTTCTATGTTCGCGCTTACCGTAACACGCCCGCTGCCGCCGCACTGGGTGCAGACGCACGGCTCGTATTCGTCGTTCTTCACCTGCCCCGTGCCGTGGCATACACGGCACAGGGCTATCTTCGGGCTTTTCGTCACGTTCCGTTTCATGCCGCGTCCTCCTTTTTCGGTTCGACATAGAACGTCTCGTCCTGCGACACCTGTATGCCGCACTTGGCCATCTGCGGGGCCATCTCCTCCGTGTCGCGGTCGGCAAGCAGCTTGTCCTTGGCTATCTCCTCCGTCTGGCGGATGTAGCCGGGTAGGAACTCTTTGACCAACTGCAACGCGCTTGCCCAGGTAAAGCCCTTCAGGGTCTTCAGCTTCGGCGTGCCGGTACGGAAGCCTATCACGCCGTGCGCCATCTCGAGGCTCTTCTTCTTGGTGAACAGTTCAGCCTGGTTCTCGGTGGCGTAGGCCTGTAGGGTGTCGAAGGCCTTTTCCTTCTCGCCCTCCAGTTCGGCCAGTTTGTTCGCATACTTCTCGCGGATCTTCGCGCACTGCAGCTCGATGTCCGCGGTGATTTTTGCACTCTGCGCGTCTGCCTTCGCATAGACGGCAAACGCCTCGTCGGCGGCTTCTCTTGTCACGCCGGTGATGATTACTTTCTTTTCTCTTTTTGCCATTGTGGTAAAATTTTGATGGTTATTATTCGGGTTGCTTATTCTTCTTCGGGATTTCCCCAACAGCACCGCTGCCGCTCGTCCTCTATCTCAAAAACAAGCTGCTCCAGGTATTCCGCATACTCTTCCTCACTGAGGGTGTCGGTCATTTCCCGGATGCGACGCATCACTTCCTGTGTAAATTGTCTCGGTGTCATGCTTCTCCTATTTTGTCGTATGAAAAATCCACCAACACATAACCGACCTCCTGACGCGGCGCGGGTTCCGACGGCTTCTTCGGCTTCAGTCCGCCCTTGCGCTGTATGCTCCGCAGTTTCACCGCAAGCTGCTCCAGCTCTTCCGCCGTTATCCGGGCGAAAGGCTTGCCCGCTATACGGGGATTGCGACAGAAGTCGTTGACACGCGCCCAGTCGGAGGTGTCGATGCCCATCTTCTGCATCAGCTTCAGGCACACGCTGCGCTGCCGGCGCAGTTCGTCACGCAGCTTCTGACGCCATTCGTCCTGTCCGGACAGCTTCTCCAATGTGGCGCAACAGGCATTGTATTCCTTCGGGGTCATCTCACGGAGGCTGTCCGTGCGGTTCCATGTGTACTGCATCACGATGCTCTTCTTGAACTCTTCCCGGTCACCGTCATACGGCAGCTTGTTGAAAGAGGCGTAGAACCGGGCAAAATTGGTTACTTCCTGTGCCATAGTCAACCTTTTACTTTTTTCTCGACTGAAAGAATGGCCAAACTTATCATCATAAGTTTTACGGTTTGCTCATCTTCGTCAAGCAGACTGCAATCTGCCATCACCGGTTCCTTGACCATCATGTCCCATATACTCTCGACCTCTTCCGTTCTCTTCTGCTTCATCAAAAAAAGATATGCATCGTATTCGGAACGGTCAAACTCAAACACGACCTGTACTTTCTGCTTTTCTTCCATAAATTCCACTGTTTAATGATTATTCGAACAACACTTTAATGCCGCACGAACTGGCCACGTCAAGCTCCAGCTTCGCGCCTTTGCTCAATTCCCAGCCTTGCAGCATGTAGATAAACTCACAGTCGAGCAACAGGCGGATGTCCGCCCGCATGTGCTCCCTCCAGTGCGCTTCGTCCGGCAAGCCGTTCTTGAACGGATTGACCGGACTGAAGCCCATACCGCGAAGACGCTGTTCGGCATCCGCGAATGCCTCCTTGCGCTCGTTCATGTCATAGTGGGCTATCGCCCCGCTGATGTAAACCTTGTCCTTCTCCATTATCCTTTCGTTTTTTTGTATTCTAAATGTATCCTGTACCGTTCGGGCACCACCACCTCGTAATTGCACCGGCGGCAGCATTGCCCCTCTTCTTTCACGGGATACGGGTTGTAGCCGTAGCCCTCTATCTCCCTGCCGCAGATGCAGCAGACCTTTGTCTCACAGTTTTCCATATCGTCACATTATTTCAAATTGCACATTGAAGCCATACTCCTCGCAAAGCCGGCGTATCTGGACCACGGGCAACGGGGTACCTCCATAAGGGTAGAATATCATCCGCTCCTTGGTGGAGCACCGCACGCCTTTCCGGCGCAGCTTATACAGGAGGTTCTTGCGTCTCATCTTCCGTTTGTCCATGATTACAGGTTGTTGCTCGTTTGGATGATTCCCTCTTCCCATACCACGTAGTAGCTTCCGGCCTCGCCGATGGCACGTCCCTGGCAGTACGCCTTGTAGCCAACCACACGTACCTTCATGTCGCAGATATATTTCAACTTCATAGCCCCGCCGCCCATCGGCTGGCTCTTCTTCTCCTGGCTGATCCAGATGAAGCACTTTTTCGGGAAACTGTCCATCAGTTCCTTGGCCTTAGAATAATCCCATGGGGCGACCTGAAAGGAGTCTATGACGACAAACTTGGGGCTCTTGGGCTTTTTCAGCCGTTCCACCAGTTCGTCAAGGGTGCTTTCCGGTACCACGCGGAAGCGTCCCTGTACCTCATTCATCTTCAAGTAACCCATGCGCCGCTGAAAGCTCTGGTTCACACGCTCCTCATAACTCATATAGAGTACCGTCCCGTAGTTGCAGAGCTCCCGCGAAAGCTGCATGACGAAGCTGCTCTTGCCGCTGGCACTGGCTCCGCTGATGAACCATGAGGCATTCTCGGCAGGGAAGCCGAAAGGCTTGCTCCACCTCTCGCCCCACGGCAGGGTCTTCCATTTCTTGGCCGCTATGTCGCGCGGTGTCAATGCTCTTTTCATAACTCTTTTTCTATTGATATAATCTTATACTTCAAAAAGCCTTGAATTATATGAGGGTAGTTATGTATTGGGCACAACTGTCCAACATGAAGTCCCCAATACGGGACATAAGAGCCTTTCCAAATTTCATTTTGAAAGGGACCGGCTTCTTCTACCAATCCACCTTCGTTCACTCGCAACCACAACAAATCCTGGCCTTTATCTTCCAACGTAATTCTTGTTATCATATTGACGCCATTTTTAGTTTCTCTATCTCCGTATATACTCTCCTCAGCCCGCCGCGTGTCTTGCGCACTATCTGCGCAATGTCGGCACCGTCAGGGGCGTTCACTTTGGCCACGATACGTGCCTGCGCGTTCAAGAACTGCTCGCGCTCCTTGCCGTCATCCGGTGTCACTTTCGAGTAGCGGTCGCCGTAGCGGCTCAGCATCTCCGTATAGCCCACCTTCTTGCACTCTATCGAGCGGTTTATCTTTTCTTTCAGGCCGTCCGCGCCCATCATGTACCAGGCGCAGCAGCGTTCCGTGGCATTCCATAGGGCTTTCAATTCAAGGAATGCCTCGTACTGTAGGTCGCCGGCCTCGTCCAGAATGATGAGCGGCGTGTCCATCGAGCGGAGGTAGTACACCAGGTCCTCGTACACATCGGAATACTTGCCCTTGCTGTCCACACCGAACTCGGAGGCTATCTTGCGGACGAGCTTCAGCTTGGTCTTCACCTGCGAGCAGTCGATGTACACGGCGTTGCGGTGGTTCTGCACATAGTACCGTGCCGTGAACGTCTTGCCGATGTTCGGGATGTCGCACAGGATGGCCGACAGGCTCGACTGCTGCGAGAACTCCAACTGGGCGGTGATATACTCGAACGTGGCGGTCTTGGCGGCTTTCCATTCCATGTCGGCACGGAGGCTCACACCCAAGCGCCGGGCAATGCCTATCCAGTTGGCGTCGCTCAGGGCTTTTTCCGTCTGGCCGTTCTTGATGGCACTGTACACCGAGGTGCTGATGCCGAGGGAGGCGGCGTGCTTCGCGTCGCTCGGGTAGTTCGCACGGTTGGCGGCCACCGCTCCCAAAATCTTCTTTTTCTGCGCTTCTGTAATCATAGTTCAAACGCTGTTTTAATGTTATTCTAATCGTATTCTTACATATCCGCGATGCCCCGCGAAGCCTCGCTTACCGTCGGTTGCCATTCGTAAGCCTCATCCGGCTCATCCGGTTTCGATGCCGGAGGCAACACGAGGCTTACAGCGGCCTCTTCTTCCGCCGGTTGTGCGATTGCCGTACCGACCCTGTCGATGGCGTTGTCGCGGACATATTTGCCGAAACTGCTTATCTTTTTCTGTTGCTCGATATAGTTCACCACGTCCTCATCGGTCTGCTCGGCTATCACACGGTTGTAGGTACCGTGATTCTCCAGCTTGTCGATGAAGCGGTCGCCCTGGAATATGTACACGTCCGTGGGCTTTCCCTCGTCGTCCGGCAGATAGTAGGCCGTTACCTTGTAATCGTTAGGCTGCAGACGTTCCAGTACCGACGTGTCGCTCAGCCACCAGTCCTCGTATGCGACGCGCACCGTCGAGTTGCGCCGTATGCTGGTCTCCACACGCTCGCCGATGAAGCGGCTCAGCGTGAGCTTGTCGTACTTGCGCAGGGTCGGGTTGATGTTCGCCATCAGCACCTGCCAGCGGGTCATGCCCGGATATTTCTTCTGGTTGGGATGCAGGGTGTTGTTCCATTCGGCATTGTCCCTGCGGTCATCGGCCACCAATTGCTCGAAGGTGAAATATTCCCGGTCTTCATAGGTGTCATTGAACTCGTCGCTGACTTTCTTGTATTCCGTGCGCCACTTGCCTTTGCCGTAGAAACGTCCTATACCGGCGTGGTTCTTGTGGATGACGCTGCGCTTCTTCGCGCCGTTCAGGGGCTCGGCATATTTCTCCTGCGAGTTCTGAGGAGCGCAGAAATGTACGAAGTTGAACGCGACCCCGGCTTGCAGGAAGCCCTCTTTGTACTCACTCATCAGGTGGTTCTCCACCTCTATGCCGGCAGGCATCCCCCAGCCGTTGCGCTCGATGAGCCGGAACATGTCACGGAAACAGTCCACAACGAGCATCTGGTCTTTCTTGCGGCCGTAGCTCGCGCCGACCACGCACTGGCTCACCACATCGTAGGCATAATAGGCGTGTACCCGTTGCTTGGTGTCCTTCAGCTTGCGTGTCAGGTCCACGTCATCCATCGTGATTTGCGACAGGGAGAACTCCCCGTTATGGCGGTGGACGTGCGGCATCTGCTCGTGCATGAACGTGGTGTAGCTCATGAGGGCATGGTTGACAAGCAGCTTATTGTTCGGCTTGTTCAGCACGTTGTTGATGGTGCTCTCGCTCAGTTCCTTCGGGTCGCCGTTCTTGTCGGTGAAGTCATCAGGGTTGAAAACCTCGCCGGTACTCAAGTCCCACGCCTCACGCTCGCCGCACACAAAGGCGATGTACATCTCATGCACGTTGCTGTTGTAGGGCTTGTTCTCCTGCGCCGCGAGGCTCAGGATAAGCCGCTCGGTCTTGTAGTCCACCTTCCTCGCGCTCTGGTTGCCGAACTTGCCGCTGATAAGGCATTCGTAACCGTACAGCTTGTACTCGTTCACCTTCTTGCGGAAGCGGAGGGTACTGGCCGGAAGGTCATGCCCGAACTCCTCGCGCAGGGTCTCGATGGTCGCCGCCATCATGTCCCAGTTGTACTTCTCGCCCATCAGCCTGCGGTAGTCGCGGCTGCGGTTGTACAGGCGGATGCAGGTGTTCAGCACAGAGGCGTTCACGGCGTATCGCCTGGCAAGCTCCGCCGTGGCCTTGTCGCTGTGCTCGCGGGCAGCCCAGTCCATGAAATAGGTCATGGCTGCCTGGTCAAGCTCGTAGTTCGACAATATCCAGCCACGGAGCAGGACGGCGTTGCCGCCGGGGTACTTCTCATCGACCTTTTCCTTGTAGGAGAGCGGAAGGCTGTCAACGGCGACCAAGGCATACCGCCCAAGCCCTTTGCCGGAACGCACCACATCGATGCGCCCGCGGGCGGACAGCTGCTTGTAGTTCGGAAGGCTCATAATGCCGCCGTCCACAAGCTCACGTGCCGATATGCAAAGTTTGTTGCCGTAAAACTCCATGCTGCCGCCTCCCCTTACTTCAATGCCAACGCCCAGTTTTGGATGTTCTTTATATCGCTTACCACCACGTTCTCATAGCGGCGCACTTTCTCGCCCTTGTGGAAGACATCGCAGCCGCCGTCGTCAAAGCTGAACT